ATGGTGATGTTGAAATTCAATTAAAGAATTTTTAGCAGAACCTATTGTTATCGGAGTGGCAATAGGATGTGCTAATGCCGTATTTATCATACTTTTAAAACTGAATATTTTTTTGCTTGTCGCAAAAGTGTCGTATATGTGTCACTATATGCGACTTTTTTTATGCCAAAATTTAAGCATAAGGAGGGATGACCTTATGGGAAAATTCAAATTTTCAGATGAAACACTGGAACATATATTCAGCAAAGAACGTACAAGGGAAGTGCCGATTAAGTATCAATCAATCATGGTTCATGTGATCGAGGAAGTTTTAGGAGAAACGGGTAATGCTTATGAATTTCAGTCCGTTGGGACTTATGAACAAGCCGACATATCAGACACTTGATGAAGTTGAAATTGCGAAACAGATAGAATCAATGGAAGAAAGGGAGAACAGCCATGCCGCAGCCGATTATGAATCCGAACTATTTCAATCCGCAGTATAGAACACCTATGTACGGACAGTTTATGCCACAGCAGGAACAGTTCCAGCCACAGCAGTTTATGCAACAGCCACAGCAAAACGCAGTACAGATGTACGGTCGTATTGTACCGGCGCAAGAGTGCATAGCACCGAATGAGGTTCCTATGGATGGCAACACAGCATTCTTCCCAAAACAGGACTTGTCGGAGATCTATGCTAAATCCTGGGGAGCAGATGGAAAAATATATACAAGGCTCTATAAGCCTGTTTTAGATGCAGACCTTAACAATTTACCGTCAGACACAGAAAAGGCGAAATTTGACCTATCAGACGAAGCCACAGCGGTATTTATGAAACGTTTCGATGAACTGGAACAAAAGATTGAACAGTTAAAAACTTCGCAAACGCAAAGAAAAACTCCACAATCGCAAAGAAAGGATGATGCAGATGCTTAAGTCAATGGTAAATCCACAACAGTTTATACAAAATATGATGGGGAACAGCCAGATCATGTCTAACGACATGGTAAAAAACGCTTATGGAATGGCTCAAAAAGGTGATTTCCAAGGAGTAGAAAATCTTGCGAGAAACATCTGCAAAACGAAAGGTATAAATCCTGATGATGTAATAAGACAGATAAAAAGTCAGTTTCCTTTTTAACAGCATATTAGAGGTTTGTGCACAAAATCCGGGAGACCTCTTTATGAATAAAATTATGGAGGTAATCTAATATGTTTGAAACAAACAACAGTCCTTTTACCATGCCTGTTATTCCGGCTGCCGGAAATGGCTACGGAAATAATGGTGCATTTGGTGACGGTGGATGGCTCTGGTTCATAGTCGTAATTTTTGCTATTTTTGGCGGTTGGGGCGGTAATGGTTGGGGAGGTAATGGCTCTAATTCCAGTTACTACACTGATTCTGCATTGCAAAGAGGGTTCGACACCCAGTCTATCATCGGTAAACTGGACGGAATAAACAACGGTCTGTGTGACGGATTCTACGCTGTAAACAACGGTATGCTTACCGGATTTAACGGCGTAAATACCAACATTTTACAGACTGGCTATGGAATCCAACAGGCTATCAATGCAGACACCGTAGCAGGAATGCAGAATGCTAACGCTTTACAGGCACAGTTAGCACAGTGTTGCTGCGATACCCGTGAAGCTATCCAGGGTGTAAACTACAATATGGCAACGAATACTTGCGCATTGCAGAACACCATGAATAACAACACTCGTGATATTATCGACAGTCAGAATGCCGGTACAAGAGCAATCCTTGACTACTTATGTCAGGATAAGATTACTACTCTGCAGGCAGAGAACAACGATCTGCGCAGAGCCGCTTCTCAGGATCGTCAGAATGCTTTTCTGACTACTGCCATGAGTGCACAGACACAGCAGATCATCAACGCTGTGAATCCTGCGCCCATTCCTGCATACCAGGTTCCCAACCCTAACGTATATTACGGATGCGGTTGCAACACTGGTTGCGGATGCTAAAACTGCATATCGAGTAACTTAACCTTAAGGTTATGTCTGCTATGCAGAATTACTGACAACATGGGGCAGACTATATGGTTTGCCCCTTTGATTTTGAAAGAGAGGTATTTATTATGGCTGAATATACAGCAGTAGCATTACAGACTGTGGCAGCAGGAGCGGACGTTGCTTTTACTGAAACTGCCGTAAATGGAAGTAACTGTATCAATCATAGAGAGGGATCCGGAATTGTGAAGTTAAGAGGTATCACTAATCAGTGCCGGGCGAGATTCCTTGTAAGTTATTCCGGCAACATTCAGATTCCCACGGGTGGAACTGTTGGGGAAATCTCCCTTGCGCTGGCAGTAGACGGGGAACCTTTACAGTCCACAAGAATGATTGTAACTCCGGCAGCAGTAGAGAATTTCTTCAATGTATCTGCGCAGGCTTACATTGATGTTCCTCGTGGATGCTGCAGTACGGTAGCCGTTCAGAACACTTCTACGCAAGCTATTGAAGTGCAGAACAGCAATTTGATTGCCGTTCGTGAAGCGTAGGAGGTGAAAAATCATGGATGTTAAAAGAATGCATGAAATGATTGAAAAACTTTCTGAATGCGCTAAAACGCAGTTTGACAAAGGAATCGACAAAGTAGATACTTGTGAAATGGGAAAGGTCATCGACATGATGAAAGACTTATCCGAAGCAATGTATTATCGTGAACTGACAAAAACCATGCAGGAATATGACCCGGACGAAAGCATGGAAATGTTTGATCGTTACGGTGACGGTGGCAGACGGTACTATGACCATTACCGCTATGCTGACGGCAGATTTGCACCTAAAGGTCGTGGAACATACCGCAGAGGGTATGAAGAGCCCCCATATTACCATATGACCCCGGAAATGTATCACCGTGACATGGACAGAGACATGGGGCGTATGTACTACACAGAAACTTCTTCATCCGGTATGCGTGATGCAAGAGAGGGCAGAAGTGGCATGAGCCGCAGAACCTACATGGAAAATAAGGAACTGCATAAGGCGAATACACAGCAGGACAAAGAAGCAAAAGTACGTGACCTGAACACCTACATGACCGAACTTGCAAACGACATGACGGAGATCATCAACGATGCAACACCGGAAGAAAAGACGGTACTGCGAAACAAGCTGTCTGCACTGGTAACAAAAATCGGTTAAAACACTTAAGGGGCTTATTTAGCCCCTTTTATGTTGGAGGTGGTAAGTTGTTCACGATAAATGGAATAGACTGGAATTTAAGGCTTGTACGCAGTCACAGCCCTATGCTGATGCGTTCTGATGGTACATATACGTTTGGCATGACAGATAGGAACACAAGAGATATTTATATATCAAATATGATTCATGGTAATTTCTATGATCGTGTGCTGTGCCATGAATTGTGCCATGCGTTCTGCCTGTCCTACAATTTGACTATGGACATTCAGACAGAAGAGATTGTTGCCGACTTTTTGGCTACCTACGGAAGAGAAGTGTTTGCACTGGCTGATGAACTGATAAGCGGATACATGGAAATAATGGCATAGAAAAGACCCCTGTTATGGGGTCTCTTCTTTTGATTTTTTCCTATTTAAACACTCTTTAGCCCATGCTTTTCTTTCTTCTTCAAAATGTATTTGCTCCGCAGACTTAAAATTTATAAACTCTTTAAACATTATTTCGGTTTGATACCCAAACAAGTAATCATAAATCTTTTCCATCACATCAGGGTAGAACCAAAATATTTGATAAAGATATATTGGTTTATGATCCGGTAATATGTGTTCACTACTTACATAAGATTCCCACAGATAATCCAAATTGAAATATTGACTAACATGATGATAGATATAGGAAAATAAGGTGTAAAAAATGCCTTTTTCTTTTGAAAATTCAGCAAGAGATTCTAAAAATCTATACTTTGACTGCTTTTCGAAAAAATATTCTCTTTCAGATTGGCTAACCTTTGTATATCCATGAAGCATATTTACCATTTTATATAAATTTTCGTTGCTATCTTGTGGAACAATATTTGAAAAATATAGATTCGCATTTTTTATTTCTTCCATTGCGTATTCAAATTTCATCTTGAACAATTCTCCGTTTGAAATCCTATATTTTTCAAAATATTCATGCAATTTCTTTTCATTATAATCAAAATTACTGTGAGAACAAGAAATTGCAACTCTTCCAGTCTTACCTTTGCTGTAAAATTCGCATTGCTTCGACAAGTCTTTTATTCTATTATAAGGTCTTCGAGTCTTACCTATTTTTACATCATTTTTGTATTCAATAATGTATAAATAACCAGTTCCCATGTTAGTGAATGGCTTTTCTTCTTTGATTTTGATATATTCTTTGAAACTGTATATATTCCATTCTCTGACAGCCAGTTCTGTTCCCTCAACGTTTACCAGTTCCGTCATATTCTTTCACCAACCTTTCAATTCGTTTCAATTTATCTTTCAGTCTTTCATTTTCAGCTACCACGGCACTGTATGATTCTACCATGTGGTCGTATCGTTCCTTTGGAATGGAAATCAGCATAAAACTTTTCATAAGACATTTCTCCTTTTCTTTGAAAATAGGACACAACCTATCTGTTATGGGGTGGGGAGATAAGTTGTGCCCTATGATTGCAGAGATTTCAAATTTTTGCCACTGTGCCGTTTTCAGTGGCATTTTTCGCTATTTAATCACTACCAAATACGTTATTTGGACACGGCATACAGTTACCGAAATCTCTGTTGATTCTCTCTCGGAAAAATGGTATTATAGATTTACCATCTCTTTGAGAGTGGTGGCAGAAGAGTGATTGCTAAAGTTTTTTGCGGACTGGCAATCACTTTTTAATTGTTACCGATTTCTTCATCAACTTTGGTATTAAACCATTCCTTTTTAGTGATTCCTTTTTCAGAGAGTTTTTCTTCTAACTTGTCAAACTTCTCTTTTTCAATTTCGACACTAAAGTTTTTGGTATTCTCCCTCCGCTTTTTCATGTAATCGGCTCTGCTCTTAGGTGCTATGATTATCACCTCCTTGTTACGAGTTACATTATATAGCGTTACGAGTTACAAGTCAAGAGTTTTTTTAGAAAAATAAAAATAGAGCCGTTTCAGCCCTATTTCTAAAGAGAATTTCTATTTTACAATTCATACTGCGGATATGCCTTTTCCCATACGGACTTGTGATAAGTGTTCACTTCGCCATAATTTGCATCGAATATCTTTTTTACTTCATATCCCATTGTAATTCCGGTAGCTTTCAGCTTTCTCCAGTCAAAACGTTTCCATGATACACCATTCAGAGCCGCTACACGTTTAATAGAGTACCAGTCCTTGGAAGTATCAAGCTGTGCTTTCAATTCCTCTTCCCGGTCAAGGCTTTCCAAAAGTTGTGCCACAGCATCACGATAAGTCATAGGTACATTCGGTGTAGACTGCTCCAAAGAATATGTTCCGGTTTTGCGAATGGATGGTAAAACCTCATCGAATATCCAACTTTCAAACTTTTCAGAAGATGGTAATTCACTGTGAGAAATAAGCCTATACATATCTCCCTCTGGAATCACATTTACCTCTATCGTTTTGGTTTCACTTTGTGGATGAGGTATACTGTATTTTGCCGTATACCTACAATGAGCAGAAATTGCATCCGATGGTCGTTTATATCCAAGTGCTTTTGCTATATCAGTTGCTACAAAATAAGGTTTCCCATCAATCATAACGGTTCTTACCTCACCAAATTCATTGTTGCTAAATACTTCCAGTTCATTCATTTTCATTACCTCCCGTAGTCTTATATGAGAGGGCAGAAGAGCATAAAAATAAGCCCACTACCCCTGTTACTGTTGGAGTAGCGAACTTCCAATCTTTTTTTGGTCTGTCTTTATTCCGGGTCTTGGTTACAATCTAGGCTGTCTAATCAGCTTTCACTCTCCGGACGTGGTGCAAGACTTCCTAACTGACACATATTATATCATGCAGAACATGGGTTCGCAACATAAAAAATAAGAGCACCCTTGCGGATGCCCTTAAAATCCTATATTCTATTGTAATTTGAGTACTTCTTTGTTTCCAGTCCAAATGCTTGTTTCATATTCCAGTTCAATGCTCTGCGCATCCTGCGGAACTACAAATGCAATCTTGTAAGATGTTTTTCTGCCACTTGAAAGATTTGCATTCAACGAAGAACTATCAACAACACTGTAATTTTGTTCACAATCTGTATCGTCTGCGTAGCACTGGAAATCGTAGATGCTTACATACTTATCATCTTTACTGTTGTTCTGATAGGAAACATCAATCATAATGTATTTTGTTCCATCAGCAGGAGCGTTCCAACCGTATTCATCCTCATAATCAGTGTAGTCAAGGTCAAAATCATTTATTGTAACTTGCAAGCCGTCCGCATCGAATGTGTAACCGGGAGAAATAACAGTACCACTAGGTACTTCCGCTTCTTCAACTTTAGATTCCGGTGTGATTTCTGATACTGCGGCAGAACTTTCCGTTGTTGCAGAAACTGATGCTTGTGTTCCAGTAGATTCCTTGCTACTATCGGATACACTATTTACAAACAATGCCATAATGGCAAAAATAATAATTCCGATAATAGAGCAAGTCAGTCCTGCGATAGCAGTGCCGTGTTTCTTGTCTTTCTGACATAATGCAATGATAGCAAGAACAGCACCTATAATTCCCGGCACAATTCCAAAAGCTATACAAGCTGTCAAAATACTGATGATTCCTAAAATCATCGAAGCAATTCCTAAACCACTTTGTTTCATAGAGTAATTACCCCTTTCATTTTGAATTTTATAAAATTTTAACACATTTGTGATATTCTGTCGATAAATAGATGTGAAGTATTGAAAAAAATTTAATGTGTTTCTTTTGATACCCCCGTAGGTCTGTATTTTCAACCGAAAATCTCGTTTTCAGAGTTTTTTGAAAGAAAAATTTTTCTACAATTTTCGTGCTAAAAATTTTCAATCCCCCCGGGGTAGCAATTTTCAAGCTGAAAAATCCGTTTTCAGAGTTTTTTCGCAGATTTTTTCAGACCGATTCAAGGCATGGAACATCTGCGCACTTCTGCGGTGCACGTTTTGAACCAGTCACCCGTTCACCGTGCCGCAGCTTTCGCAAGGTCTCCGACTGCAGAAAGCATGGAATCATACGCAGACCGCAACAGCTCCGCAGATTCCGGAGACAGACCACCGGCGGCACTCTCAACCCTTATGACGGTTTCCAGCCGTTCCCCGGCATCCGCTACGCTCTCCATGATATCGTATACATGACCGATTCCCAATTTTCGCATTTTGTATAATCCCCTTGTAATATTTGATTGTACACCAAGACAGCGCAAGCCGTCAATATATCTGGGCGCAGGATCTGACCGGATCCGGTGGAAGAGTAACACAAATAGACCGCCAGACGGCAGCAGATCCAACGGAACACGACAAAAAGACGGTTGCAAGCCGTCTTTTATCTGTTTTCCAGTTCAAAAATTGCCCATCGCAAAACTGCGGCTGTCTCCGTGTCTTTCTCTCGCTCCGCACACTCTAACAGCTTGTATAGTCTTTCAATGTTCTTTTCTTCCATCCTATGGTAACCTCCTTTTTTTTATTTTTGGGTAAATTTCACCCATAAAACCGCCGCCGGTAGTGATCCGGCGGGCATCCTCTGCGGCAGTTAATTCAAACAGTTTTCAATATCTTTTGCAAGGTGTGGAAATGCTTTTTCTATGTCTTGCACGCTGTCGGCGTAATAATCACCAACAATTTTTCCAAAAATGCGAAGATTGCCGGAATAAAATCCGCCTAAATCATTAAAATATATGTCTAATCCTGTCACCTGTTCCGGCTTGTCTCCATACCACATATCAATATTTATTTTTCCCATTTTCATTTCCTCCATATTTTCAATTTTCCCGGTTATCCGGGTAAAGGCAAGCCGGGGCACGATCCCCGGTGTAAGCCTGTCTTACTTGCTTAATATTCAATTTTTAATTGCGCAGAACCTTTATATAAAAAAGCTGTTTTTCCGTGTAGGTTGCTACAAGTCCAACCACCAGAAATATAATCATTTATAAGTCTTTCAAAATGCTGATAATTTGCACATTTAATATATATCATTGTTTCAGTCCTCCAATTCTATGTAGTATCTGACGATGTACACATATTAAAAGTAAAAATAAAATTTTTCTCCGGTTGCGTTCCATTCTTTGTCTAAGATTTCCATTTTGTATAATTGGCCATTGTTACCGTAAGTGCCAGTAGAATAGAAAAGCTGTGTTGCGCTACATCCTTTAGATTCCGGATACGCTTTTTTTATTTCTGCGATGATGTTGTTAATTCTATCATCATTAGCACCGCACAAATAAGAGCCGGACGGAACATCTTTTAAGCAGCTGATAAAATGGATTGCATTCTCAAATTGGTAGCAGTTTCCGTCTAACTTGATACCGTCTAAACGCTGACCCTCTGCCAGAAGATTTTTCCGTGAAATTCTTTTACTCATATTGTTTTTACCTTTTCACCCGTGTTATAATTTGGGTGCCTTTCTTTTTGGGTGCCGCTCGGGTGATCTTGGTAGGATGCCGGGCGGCTTTTGTTTTCTGCTGTTAATGCTATTATATATTGAGTAATTGCATAAGTCAATATAAATTGAGTAATATTTTACAAAATAGCATATTGCACAATTAAACAATGAATAAATTGAGTAATTTATACAAAAAGAATGTTATATATTGATAAATTAAATTGAGTATACTATAATAAGTAAAAAGGAGGTGCACAAAATGGAATTATTGGAAGCAAAAAGAAAGTTAGAACAGCGTTACAACAAGCAAAACGAGTACAACAAATCTAAATATGATCGGGTATCTGTCATGCTACCAAATGGATATAGGGACCAGGTGAGAGCAGCAGCAGAAAAGGACGGCTTAAGCCTAAACGCTTATATATTAGATGCAATAAAAGCAAAAATGAAAAATATTGAGTAATTTATAAAAATGTATTGACATTACAAATTGAGTAATATATAATTAAGATACAAACAAGCGAAAGGAGCAAACGAAATGACAGGAACACCGGAGCAGATCACAGCAAAGAAAGCCGCCCGGATCGTATCGACTTGTAGAGCGTTTTTTCCGTGGTATGAACCGCAGATAAAAGACAAATTCGAGCGGCAAGCGTGGGAAGAGTTAAAAGCCAAAGTTATCCCAGAGGTGGAAAGCTACACAGATGCGGCGCAACTGATAGCGGATCGGCAGAAATTCGCAGACAAAACGTTGCTGCAAAAAATATTTATCAGGGCGTCCTGTCTGCGGTCACGGGATCCGGAATATCACAGAGTTTTGGTACAGAAAAAGAAACAATTAGAGGACGAGCGTTGGAACCGATTACAGGACAGGCGGAAAAGATACAGTACATATTGTTAAAAATGAAAGGTTAAAAGGTGGAGAGCATGAGAAAAACAGTAGTAAATGAGTATGGAGTAAACATTGATTATGATTTGGCGGTATCTTTTATGGATGACGATTTAAGAGAGCAAATACATGGAGCATTAGCACCTTGTACAGACCAAGAATTTTTTGACGAGTATGCAAAACGGCATGAGCAAAAATTTAATGAGGTTTGGGAGCTGGCAAAAGAAAACCCTTGTTATTAAATATTCAGCGGAGCCGAAAAGCTCCGCTTTTTTGCATTGGAGTAAAAAGATGAAAGATAATATACTACCAAGAATCTGCAGAACGTGCGGAACCAGCTTTTTAGGTGGCCCAAGGGCGTTTTACTGCCCGGAATGCAGAGAGGAGCGAAAAAAAGAGCAAAGCAAGAAATATAAAGAGTGCATAAAACACGGCTCTATAATTACGCTCGGATCTGTTATACAGTGCGAGTCTTGCGGATGTGATATAATTAAATGCAGCGGCTTACAAAGATTTTGCCCTCAATGCGCTAAAAAACATTTAAAAATAATTGATAATAAACAATCTGAGGATTGGAATAAAAAGAACAAAGAAAAAGTCAAGAAATCGAAAAAAATATATATCGATAAAAAGCAATCAACCGGAATACATAAAAATAGCGGCATCCCTGGTGTTAATTGGGACACTGTAAAAAATAAATGGATTGCTTGCGTATCTGTTAATCACAGGCAAATCAAGATTGTGACCACATCAAACATAAATGTAGCAAAATCGGCAAGAGAGGAGGCGCAAAAAGCAAAAGAATCCGGATTATTAACAGATGATTTTATAAACATATTAAAATCAAAATATCGTAATCTATAAGCAGGTGTAACAGCCTGCTTTTCTTGATCTATTTTCACTGTGACATTTTAACGTGCTAAATTTTGTAGACAAATTGTAGACATTTTGTAGACGCAGATTAAATAAGATTAGAGTAAATAAAAAGAGATTAAATAAAATAAAAATAAATAAGTGCAGAAAGATATTGTATAACCAAGTATATATAAATACTAGAGCTGTCCGGCTGCCACCATGTACCCATCTGCAAAAATCACCTGTCTGTCTGTCAAAAAATCCAATTTGTCAAATTCACACGAATGATATTTTTTAATCGCATGATTTTTATTTGCTCAGGATCAACGGCAGACATACCACCATAACAAATTGTCAAATGCGTAAAAGGTTGTTGTAGATTTATAAATAGCACTTATGGTATGATAAAAGCAGTTAGGGAGCCGACGTTAATACGGTGCGAGTGACAGCGGTGCAAATCCAACCCCCTCTGGATATGCAGCCGCCCAGATTGTAACCAAGACCACCGGAGCCGGCAGACCGGAAACGACAAGAAGTCACTAGCTTGTCACTTTTTTAGATTTATGTTTTTACCTGATCTGTGGAGGAGATCAAAAGATATAGGTTTATTGAGTGATGCTTGTGATTTTTTTATTGCAGATTTCAGGAGGTGTAGAGCGGTGCAGGACGTCAGAGAGATTCCAAACATTGACGAGATTAAAAAAAATATCCGGAAATACTTTGACGATTATTGTGCAGCTTATGGCATCGATGACATGAGATCACAACGGCAACCGGTTTTTAATGGTGCCATGCAATATATATATAACAATTATATAAGACCTAGTAATGTATTAAAAGATATACCCCAAAACGTAGTGGATAATAGTATCAACCAAATGCTAACTAACTACAATGCGTACAACATAGATCTGTTGTATGAGGTTTATTTATATCTTAGGGAGTTAGCTAATGCTTATGATATGACTGCTACAGCTGATACATTTAAGATATTAACAGGGATATCTAAACAGGCTTTGAGTGCATGGAGGACTAAATCAAGTACATCAAGCATGGACGAGGTCAGAAAAGCTTTTGTAAATTGGTTAGATGATGCAGATTGTGATCAGCTTGTTGCTTTTAATCTGCGGAATGCGCTGGGAGCAACGGAACGATTAAACAACGACCACGGGCGGAAACAGACCACACAGCAAGAGATTGTACACAAGATAACCAGGACAGCCGACCAACTTCCACGATTAGACACAAATTTTGGACAAAATACATCAATGTTGACCGATTCCGGAGCGTATGGAGATAATACAGCAGATGCGAATTAGTAGCAACAACTACGGAAACGTGCGGAAATATGGGATAGTTAAGGACGTGTCAATAAAGATTGCGTGAAAGATTAGTTTTGCGCATAGTTGAAAAGCCGCATAGCATAACGGGGAGGGGGTCTGACAGGATCAGCGAACAGCCCCTACTTAGTCCCTCAAATTTCCTCAAAAATAAAAAAGACCCTTAGGAGGTATACCACATGATTTTCATTTACATAGTTTTAGCATGGATACTGTTTCAATTACATGCTCCTGCATGGATATATATCCTGTTCATCATCGGAGTATTTTTAAGAGCGGTAGTCACTGGTAGAGATTAAGCGTATGCAGATTTACGGGAAAGAGATAAAAGACGAATGTTCAAAATGTGGTGAAGTCTTGCAATGCGAATTATTTCTGCAAGGTCACGGAATCAAGAGAGACCGTGAGAACGTTACAGAAATGGTTAGCTGTCAGATGAAGCACCAAAAGAGCAGACTTGATAAAGAGCCTAAAGAAGATTTGCCAGTTAAGGAGAAATGTGAATTGCCACCGGAGATTAAAGAGATCTACACAGAGGTTTGGAAAATACATAAAGAGTGTGCTAATCCGAAAACGGATGATGACTGGTCGTATCTTATCCGGCAGGGCAATTTGCTGATTAAAATACATAACAATAGCCAGTTTGCTAAAGCACTGGTAATGGCAATGATCGATGAAATTGAAGGAAGGACGAAGAAAAAATGCTTGGATTCATGATTTTAAAAATAATGACAACGTTGGTATTGACAGTTTTAGCAATATCTGCTTTATGGTATGCTCCAAAACAGAAAACAGCATCAGACGGAGTTATTTTATTTGCGTTCGCAATGTTCCTTGCATTTGGAATAACTTTCGCATGGGTATAGCCTATGTGGTTACCGGAGATTATGCGAATTATCCCATATCACAATTTTGAATGGGTTAAATTCATAAAGCCATTGTTATTGCCGAATATCCGGTGTTGTGTTGGCATTGGATATGTGGCAGAGAAATCAAGGCATCAAGAGTGTATGTAGCCTGTGTGTGGGAAACGAAAAATGGAATAATGCGTTTGACAACACAAAGTTTTTCAAAGTACCGTACACAGGCGTGACAATTTTTTTTAGATAAAGATAGGGTGTTTCACAAAAATAATCCGGGAGCAGATGGTCTCTCTCCCGGAGTTTAGGGCTATCGCCAAGCGGTAAGGCACAGCACTTTGACTGCTGCATCCCAGGTCCGAATCCTGGTAGTCCTGTTTCGCAGATGTTTTCTTCTTTCGGTCTTTGCCATCTGCGAATTGTCTTCCATACTTTTCCATTGGAGACACTCCTTTCCCCTCATAGCGGAATGCTGTTAAGAGCCGTCGCAAGGCTCGTGAGGGTTTAACCGGTTTATGATAGCCCGGTTTTTGCGGAATACCGTTGTAGGTTTTAATCCGTGGGTTGTCAGTAAAGACATTAAAATCCCGCACAGCCATTGCGGACATAAAATTGGCGTAGACGGTTGGGTAGCTCCCAACTAGCAGGTAACTGGCGGATGCCCTGCGAAAATAAAAATAGCCATAAGTGTTGCGCTGTGTCAGTGCCTTAAATGTAGGCATACAGCTTATGGAAACGCACATTGGGATGTAGCGCAAATGGAAAGAGCAGTGTCCTTCTAAGGCATAGGCTGTGGGTTCGAGCCCCATCATCCCAACTTTATCTTTGTCTCCACTTAGTCTGGCACTACTGCAATAGTTCAGGTCGATGGGAGATGTATGGATAGTAGTTGCTCATTATCGGTCAACGAAAAACACTTCTGCGAGTAGAATTTGCAGATTCAAAAGTAGTCGTACCTTGTTTGCGTCGGGTGGGTTCAACTCCCACGGCAACTATTCCCTAGCTAAAACGTAAGCCACATATGTTTAGCGAAAAACCAAGCCTATGAAGTAGAGAACAGACAAGACTGTGAGATTGTGGATAGTCAGTGACAAGTAGGCGGTGCACATTTGGTTATGGCTTGCGCAAGCCATAAAAGGTTTTACGGTGCGATTTCCATGCATAGCTTCAGTGGAAGAGCGGCATCCGCATAGGATGTGTGTCGGCGGTTCGATTCCGTCTGCATGGGTTACGGAGGATATGAGGATGAATGAGTTCTTAAAGTTTTTTGACGAAAAGACACAAGATTTTCCGATGCATCTTGAAATAACATATAGTAAGATATGTGACTGGGGAATCTATATTTACAAACGAGGATGCGCAAACGACTATCCTGAGTGTAGAAAAGATGGTGATGATGCGATTCTCGTACATGAAAATGATACGGACATGGAATTATGCTTCGCAAAAGCACACGTTGCATTGAAAGAATGGCTTATTGAGAATAATGGCGGATATTAAGCGAGGTGCAACATGAGACATGAAAAGGAATGGTACACCTGTGATCGGTGTGAATCTGAAATAAAAATGATGCCGGAAAGAAGAACTTTTTTAACAAGGAAAGTGATTACATCAGCAGAATTTAATATGAGATTTGCAAATGTAACAGGGTATGTTGCTGATACTGAACTTGTATCACCATCGCTTACAGGAGTTCAAATTGAAGAAATATGTGATGTTGGATACAAAGAATTTCATTTATGCCCTAAATGCCGGAAAGAGTTTGAAAGGTGGATGAAAAATGAGTATGACAGCAGTAATTGAGAGCATAGAACGTGATGCGTTTCGACAGGTCACACCTAAAAACATCGGGAATATTGAAAATGTAAAAATTGAATGTACAACACTGGGAGAAGACCCGATTGTCGTGGCAGATACAAAGGAAGACGAGGAAGCTTTGAAAAAATGTTTTTATGTAAAACTGTCCGAACATCGTTGTAGAAAATGCAACCGCCTTTTAGGCAAATTCAACGGACAGGCTGAAATCAAATGCCCAAAATGTGGGGAAATCAATAGAATTGTGGTGAAATAATTTATGAATCAAGCAAAGTTGGTGAAATGGCAATATTGCAAAAACCTTAATGATATAAATCAAGCCATTCTGCAAAATGACCAGGATTGGGAAGAATTAAAGAGTGCAGAACAAATTATTAGTATAACATTTGACACAAACCATATGTGTTATGTTGTGTTTTGGACTGCTTAGCATAGCAAATAGAATATTTTCTAGAGCACCAGTCGTAGAGTGCCTACGCAGAGAGCCAAATTTCCAAAATGTAAGGGAAGGAGGCTCTTTTATATTGGCAAGTCAGAGCCTTATATCGGCAGTAAACAGCTATGACAATTACATACAGCGAAAGGGAATTGATGAACAGGTCATTGATGCGTACATAGAAGCCTGTAGAGTGGCTATAAATGGCGAAAAGGATATAACTTATGGCTTACAGATAACAAACCGTTCTAAAGGCATTGTAGAGCGTTTCTGCATGGAAAGAACCGGAGGAACCATATGGGATTTAGAAAAGTATTCCTTCGCAAACAAGACACATTATTCTCTGACAGATAAATTGTACGATGTTCTTTTACTAGAAGCACAAAATAAAGTTGTGGACAGTGCATACCGCTATTTGGAAAAGAAAAGAGAACCTAGAGAGCGGTTCTATATGCCACGCAGAAAGCAATTCCTTAAAATCGGTCTCATGGATGCCATTCAAGGCATGATTGATGATATATATGACATCCTCTGCGTGTCACTTATCCCTGGTGCTGGAAAAACCACGGTCGAGAAAATGCTAAATGCGTTGGTAGCAGGATGGTTTCCGAGAGATTTCAACCTTTTTTACTCCCACAGTGGAGATATTACACGTATGTACTATGACGGTGTGTACGATATTTGTACAAATTCTGACGAGTACACTTGGAATGAAATTTTCCCAAATCTTTCTGTTACCAGTACTAACGCAAAAATGGAGCAGTTTAACATCGGCAAATATAAACCATTTCCATCCGTTCAGTGTACATCCGTAGGAAGTAAAAATGCTGGTAAGGTACGTGCATCAAAGTTTTTGTTCGTAGATGACATGATCGGTGGCATCGAAGAAGCTATGAATCCTATAATTTTGGATAAACTGTGGGACAAGTATGCGGTAGATGCAAGACAAAGAAAGACACAAGATACTGACGGAAAGAATTGCAAAGAGATCCATATTGCTACCAGGTGGAGCGTAAATGATGTAATCGGTCGGATCCAAAATATGTATGAAGGGAATCCAAGGGTAAAAGTAATTGCAGTTCCGGATATTGACCCAAAAACAGGATTAAGCAATTTTGACTACGAATTTTCCGGATTCACGGTTGCTTTTTTTGAAGATCAACAATTACTCATGGATGAAATCTCTTATAGGTGTCTTTACAAGCAGGAGCCTATTGAACGTGAGGGATTGTTATTCCCGGAAGAAAAAATCAGACGTTATCTTAATCTTCCACATGGAGAACCGGAAATTATTACCGGGCAATGCGATACCAAGGGAAAAGGAACCGACTTTTTTGTTCTTCCGGTATTGCAAAAGTACGGAGAAGATTATTACTGCGTGGATGCTGTTTGTGACAATACTGCGGATTATGAGATGCAGTATGAAAATGCTGCAAATGTACTTGTTAATAATAAAGTGCAAGAGTGCGAATTTGAGCGTAATGCCGGCGGTGACCGTGTGGCAATGGAAGTAAATAAGCGTGTAGAGAGTAAAGGATGGATATGCAACATCACAGACACACCGACAGAGACAAACAAAGAAGCAAGAATTTTTCAGTGCTCTAACTGGATTTTGCAACACGTAATATTCAAGGATCCATCATTGTATAAGCCTAACGAACCATACGGTGTAATGATGTCGTTACTGAAAAGGTATTCTGCTTCAGGAAAAAAACAGTTAGATGATGTACCTGATGTATTTTCAAACTTTGCATTGCGAATTACAAACGGAAACAGGGTAGCAAAAGTAGAAGCAATTCAAAACCCATTCTCTTTCGGACGGAGGTATTGATATGACAACAAAAGAATATTTAGGTCAGATAAGCCGCCTTAATCGGATGATAAATAATAAACTCACAGAAATCGCACAACTCAAAGATATGGCGGTAAGCATATCTGCTCCGCAAAGCGGTGAAAGGGTACAGACTACACCGAATTTTGACAAAATAGGAACAAAATATGCCAAAATTGATGAAATGGAACGGAAAATAGATGGCATGGTGGACGAACTTGTCGATAAAAAAGAGAAAATTATACAGCAGATAGACAGCATGGAAGATGAAAACACATACAATATTCTGTTCGCAAGGTACATCGAAAAGAAAACTTTTGAAGTGATCGCAACAGAAATGAAATATTCATGGAGACAGGTTGTCAGACTTCACGGAACTGCATTGAAACAGTTTGAAAAGAAATACGGAGAAGGGTATTTGAATGAACAATGTCATTGAATGTCATATATAAAAAATGGTAATGTTAAACTGACGAAAATATTTAAGATGCTTTCTAATCCTCCTAAAAGGCAAACAGCAGGGAATACCGTCTACGTTATGTGGGCGGTATTTTTGTGCGCAGAAAAGAGGTATTTATGATTTTTAACCAAAAAATTAGAGTGTACTGTCCGGGATGCGGAAGGTTGGTCGGTGAATGCAGTTCAAAATCACACATCGACAAGACATATAAGTGCCGGAATTGCAATAAAATGGTTGTTTACCATACGGAGACCGGAGAACGTGAGATCAAGAAACTTCCAAAAAGAGACCAAAGCAGCGGAATGACATTTATGTAGGTGAAAATATGAACACTATGAAATTTCAAGACCTTGTAAAGGGTTGTCACGGTAGAAAAATTGCATATACGGATGTGGAGCAGATAACCAAAGACAACATTGTAAAGGTTGTTGGTGATTGCATCGGTGTTTTTAATTACAATAAGTCGGTTATCAAGTACTTGTGGGAGTACTACAAAGGAGATCAACCGGTACTATACAGAACAAAGCTGTCAAATGAGGATATAACAAACAAAATCGTTGAGAATCATGCTTATGAGTGGGTACAGTTCAAGGTCGGTCAGACTTACGGAGAGCCTATTCAGTTTGTCAGCAGAAAAGATGATGAAGCTGTAAATAAGGCAGTAGATGAACTGAATGATTACTTAGCAGATGCAAATAAGCATGAGAAAGACATAAAAGCTGGTGAGTGGCAGTCGGCAACCGGAACATCATTCAAAGCTATTCAGATTGTGAATGGAGATGTGCCTATCCGTGTGGTTGCACCTAATCCTCTGAACACGTTTGTCATTTACAACCGCAGTTCCGAAGAACCGATTTTGGCGGTACAGGAATTAAAAGATGAAAACGGCGAGTGGTACAAACTATGCTACACGGAATCCTATGAATGTAAGATAAAAAACAGTGCGGTTGTTCCTGATACATGGAAACTTCACGGATTTGGTGGTATTCCGATTGTAGAATTTCCAAACAACCATGAGCGGTTGTCTGATATTGAACTTGTTATAGATCTGTTGGATGCAATCAATAATACGCAGTCAAACAGAATGGACGGCATAGAGCAGTTTATCCAGGCATGGTACAAATTTGTAAACTGTGAGATTGACGAAGAAGAGTTCAAAAAAATGAAGATGAACCATGCGTTGGTCGTAAAGTCCATTAACAAGGATAACAAGTCTGATGTTGATGTGATGTCACAGGAACTTGACCAAACGCAGACACAGGTTTCCAAGGATGATTTAACAGACAGCGCACTTTCAATTTTGGGAATACCGAACAAGCAAGGAAACACTGGCGGTGATACGCAGGGTGCGGTTGAGCTGAGAAACGGATGGGATTTTTCAAAATCAAGAGCAAGGCTTAAGGATCCGGTTGTTAAGACAGCAGAGAAGAGACTGGCCAAGGTTGCGCTGAATGTTATCCGCATTAAGAAAGAGGATCTGAAAATCACTCTTAGAGATTTTGATGTGCAGATCAATCACAGTCCACAAGATAATATGTATACCAAGTCGCAGACATTACTGCAACTTCTGCAGTGTGGTATTCATCCGCTTATTGCAATCAAAACAGTTGGACTTTGGGGAGATTGTGAAAAGACTTTCAACCTTTCCAAACCTTACCTTGATGCTCTGTGGAAAACTGCTGACATTATCAACATGGAAGAGCAGATGGCAAAAGCACAGGAAATTGTAAAACAAATGCAAAATAAGACAGTTGCCTAGAAATAGGTAGCTGTTTTTATTTTATAAAAATTCGCAAAGCCGTGAGCGTACAAATCGGCAATGTCACTCGGTGTCGTTGCACCGTAAAAAAACGTAGGACATAACGGAGGTAATTTATGAAGAGAGAAGATTTAGCGGCAATGGGATTAACTGATGAACAGATTGAAAAGGTTATTGCCGAAAACGGCAAAGATGTTCAGACAGCAAATGCCAAGGCAACCAAAAACAATGCTGAACTGGAACGGTTACAGGGCATTGAAAAAGAGTTTAATGCCATGAAAGACCAAAATCTTTCCGAACAGGAAAAGGCAGCGAAGCAGTTAGAGGAAGCAAATAATCGTATCGCAGAGTTGGAAAAAGCACAGACTTTAGCAACTCAGCGTACAAGTGCGGCTGACAAATTCAAAATCACATCAGAACAGGCGGCACAGGTTGTAAAGGATGACGGCAGTTTTGATTTTGATGTTCTCGGAAAAATTATCTCTGATAAAGAGACTGCTGCGGCACAAGCCAAGGAGCAGGAGATTGCAAACGGATCTACTAATCCTGGAGGTGGAATTGCTGGCGGTGGAAAAGATGACAAAAAAACAGAAGCCGAAAAAGCGGCTGAAAAGATTGGCAAGACTTTAGCTGGAACAAACAAAGAAGCCGAAGCTGTAGTTAGCCAGTACTTATAAGGAGGTACACAAAATGAAATTCTCTGAAACAAGTGTAACTACCCAGTTAGAAATTCTTAAGAGAAAGCTGGGCGGTGAATTATTTGTTCCTATTAAACTGGATGCAAGTGCTTTCACTAATGGTGTGTGCAAGGCTGGTAATCCTATTAGTGCGACAGGAAAGAAAGTAAATGGCGGAAGCACCGATGATGCAGCAGTAGGTATTTTGCTTAACGATGTTTACGATAGCAACCCCAACGGAACTATCATTAAGGCTTTTGCCTGTGTAAATGAAGCAAATGCTAACGCAAATGCAGGTATTACCATTGCCGATGGTGTAAAGACAGGATTATCACTGATTGTATTTGAATAACTGAAACCGACTACAGACAGATGTAGCCGCTGACCGCTGAAAGATAGCGGTAGAAAGTGAGGAAATAATGAACATTAGAGATGCCTACAATGCGAAAGCAATCGCACTTGTGCATACAGAAGTTGCAAGTAATAAAATTGCATATCTTGGTTCCGGCTTATTCCCCGCCAAGAAGAAAATGGGACTGGATTTGAAGTGGATTAAGACTTCTAATGGACTTCCTGTTACCCTGAAAGCATCTAATTTTGATGCAGTTTCCACTATCAGAAGCCGTGAAGGATTCAAGATGCAAGAGACAGAAATGGCATTCTTCCGTGAATCTATGATTATCAAAGAACAGGACGAACAGGAAATCATGCGTATTAAGGACAGCACAGACCCTTACGCAGCAGAAGTATTAAGCAGAATTTTTGATGATGCAAATACTCTTGTGGAAGGTGCTGATGTAGTTCCTGAACGTATGATTATGCAGCTGTTAGCACCTACAGAGGATGGTTCTCCTAAGATTTCCATTCAGGCTGATGGTGTTACTTATGCTTACAACTACGACCCTAACGGCACTTACAAGCAGAACAACTATGCGGCATTGTCCGAGACCACAGACAAGTGGAACGATACTGAAAACTCCGATCCACTGGACGATGTAAATGTTGCTCTTGATTCTGTGGAAGCTGTTACAGGCGAGAGACCTACCATTATGATTGTCTCTCGTAAGACCATGGACTATCTTAAGCAGAACGCAAAGATCAAGTCCGCAATCTTAGCACAGAATGTTACAGCTAACGTTCTGATGACTGATGCAAGAGTTAAGGAAATTTTCTCTAACGAACTTGGTATCAATATCATTGTTTACTCTAAGCAGTATAAGAACGAATCTGGTGTAGCAACCAAGTTTTATCCTGATGGATATGCGACATTGATTCCTTCCGGTTCACTTGGAAATACTTGGTACGGAACTACTCCTGAAGAGCGCACTTTGATGGGCAAGCCTACCGCAGATGTTTCTATTGTGAACACTGGTGTTGCTGTTGCGGTTTCTGTTTCTGAAGACCCTGTACAGACTAAGACAACCGTGTCTGAAATCGTACTTCCTTCCTACGAGAGAATGGATAGCACCTATGTAATTAAGTGCTACTAATCGGAGGTATGCTGATGAAATTTGATTACAAAGTCAAATACAAAGGCAAATGGTATCTTCCGGGAGAAGAAATCCCGGAGGAAACCGTCACCGAAGTAAAAGAAGAAATCCCGGAGGAAACCGCATATACTAAGACGGAAATCAACCGTATGTCTACGGCAGACTTGCAGAAGTTAGCCGCAGAACACGGTGTCTCAGGTGCGGATGAAACTACTGGCGGTGAGTTGAAAAAGATTCTGATTGAAAAGTTTGAACTTTAAGAGGTAACACATGGCAGAATATACGACTTTGGAGCAAGTAAAAATCCGTCTGAAACAATTTCATATTGATTCTAAAAGTGATTCTGAAAGCTCCGAGGTCGTGTTTGACCATTTGGAAGAAAATCCTCTTTTGGAACAACTTATCAGTCAAGCAGAAGCCGACATCAGAGCAAAGAGAATGTACCCGGAAAGCTACACGGAAGAGAAGATTGCTGCGGATATGAAAAAATTTCAGTCCGTGGTGGTTAATCTTGTCGTGTATGACAGATCGCAAGCCGGTGAAAACTTCATGGCAAGCTATTCAGAGAATGGAGTGTCGAGAACATGGAGAGACCGTGAGGATCTGTTTGTGGGTGTTTTTCCATTTGCAAAAGTTTTATAACCCCATCGAAATCAAGGGGTTTAGAAGATTGTGCGTGACCATGTTACTGATTCCAGTAATAAGGTTGCAGGCGGCACACTTTAAGGGTGGTGGGCGGTGTGCCAACAATAAGTAACAGGAGATATGAAATGAAAGATTTTTTATTACAGACATACACTATTGTATTGCCTATTTTATTAGGATATATTGTCTGGCTCCTTAAACAACAAAAGAAGGACAGAGATGCAAACAGCAAGGGAACAATGCTTCTTTTGCGTGTGCAACTTATTGAGTATCACGATAAGTACATGAAGTTGGGAGAAATTCCAAGCTATGCGTATGAGAATTTTGTAGAGATGTACAATGCGTATCATGCGCTTGGTGGAAATGGAATGGCTACCAAAATGTACGAGGAAATCAAAGAAATAAGATTAAAGAATGGAGGTAAGGAATAATGGATTTTTCACAAGTAGGAACTTGCGTTGCAATCGTGGTTATCTGCTATCTTGCCGGTATTGGAGCGAAGCTTATTCCGGTTATTAAAGATAATTACATTCCGGTTGTTGTCGGCATTGTCGGTGGCATTCTCGGAGTAGTAGGAATGTATGTGATTCCCGACTTTCCAGCAAATGATGTTCTGAATGCTATTGCGGTCGGTATTGTTTCCGGGCTGGCAAGCACCGGGGTAAATCAGATTTACAAACAGGTAAAGAAAGATGCTTGAAGCAAATAAGCAAAAAATGAAGTATTCCAAACAGGGTGAGAAAGTCACAATCTACGACCGTGACGAAAATGGAAACATCAAGTACATTGAGGTTGACGGTGAAAAGATTCCAGTAGTTTTGAGAGAAGCTATCGGATTTTCTGACCCTGTTCTTTTTTCTGCAAATATCAGCAACAAACTTTCGGAAGTACTGGTAAAGGAATTTGGCATTGATGATTCCAGTTCCTATTGTCAGATTGTAACAGATAAGGGATATTTGCCGATTAAGGCAGGAGACATTGTTTGGAAGAAATCTGATGTGGGTCGAGACAGTGATGGACTGGTTGACGATAAGACAGCGGACTACGTTGTAAAAGGTGTAGCTGATGAAGGACTTACCGTTGATTTGTTTTTGCTTCAAAAGACGGTAAAGTGATATGGGAAAGACGATTGAACTAAATCTATTCAGTGACAAGTCCATACAGAAAGCTATTAATGCTCTTAGAGACTACGAAAACAGCTTGACCTATAAATGTAGGTTACTAGCTGAAAAGTTGGCAGAAAAAGGCGTAGAAGTGGCTAGGATACAGGTCACAAGTTTAGATGCTATCTTCACTGGTGATTTAATGCGAAGCATTCATGCAGAGCATATAGGGAACATAAAAGGCGGTGGAATCTGGGCGGTCGTTGCTGATGATGAATCCGCTGTTTTTGTGGAATTTGGTACACTTGGTAGCATTGGTGGCAAAAAAGAATATCCGTATCCGTTGCCGGACGGTGTTCAGTGGAAATACGGAAGTGGTTCAAACATTATTCAGTTGTCAAACGGTCAATATGGCTGGTTCTACAAAGGCGATGACGGAAAAGTGTACTGGTGCGAAGGTATGGACAGCAGACCATTCATGTACTTGACAGGTATTGAACTTGAAAAAGATGTAGTGAAAGTGGCAATGGAGGTGTTCGGTAATGGCGGTTAATGAATATCAATGGGTATCAGATTTCAAAGTCAAGATTGCATCTTACTTGAAAATGAAAATACCGCAGAGCCATCCTAAAGCTTATGTGACGGACAAAAGCAAGGATTTGTCAGACCCTACATTCCCTACGGTGTACTTTCATGCTATGCCGTTCGCAGAGACAGGACAAGACCTTGAAGCACGTTCTGTTAATGGAATCACAGCATCATACCAGGTGGATGTGATAACAAACAAGAGTCAGGAAGAAGCTGAAGCTATCATGGCTACGGTTGCTGGACTTTTTAAGCGTTTGCGATTTCAGATAACTTCCATGCCTGAGTTTAGCAATACTTCACAGAACACATACAGAAGCACAGCACGGTTCAGAAGAAACGTAGATGCTGATGATATATTGTAACTATTGACAGAGCCTACTGGCTCTATTTTTTTATGAAAATTTGGAGGTAAATATGGCTACTGGTTTAAAATCAAGAATTGCCTATAAAGAGCCTAGTTCTAGTGCTGCTACTGGTGAGTACTGGGCAGGAACTTACAAACTGCTCATGAGAGCAAAAAGTATTCCTTCTCCGTTCGGAAGTCAGAACATGGTGGATACTTCTACACTGGAAGATTTGGTCGAAACACAGGAAATGGGTCGTAGAGCAGCTAACAGTATGGAAGTGCAAGGAGCATTTGAAAAAAAGTACAAGGATGAAATGGTGACAAACGAGGGAAAGAAACTCGATTTTATCATCCTGTATGGAACTGACGGAAAAGGTTCAGAGGGTATTTGCGCATTTATTGGTCAGGAAAGTTTTGCACCGGACGAAGCAACAGACGATCATCTGACCGGAACTGCTACGATTGCACAGGCTACTGTACCGAAGTGGATTGAAGATAATTACGCTGTTGCAGTAACAGAGGATGAAAACGGTTATCCCACAGCAATTACACTGACAAAAAAATAGAAAGTCAGTCAGAAACAAATAACACTGCCGTGGCTGACTTTGATGAAACGGTAGATGAACCATTGATTTAGCAAAAAAGAGCCGTCTTCGGGCGGCTCCTTTCCAACAAAAGGTTGGGGAAAGGATAAATTATGTTGACTGTAAAATTTGGAGAAAAGGAACTTAACATTAAATTCGGTTACGAAGCAATTGTAAAGAACAACATCATTAAGAAACTGGCAAACCTCGAAAAACAAGAAGATGGAATCGAATCCGTAAATAACATTCTCATGTTACTGCCGGAACTGATTCTTGTCGGTTTGCAGAAATTCCATTCTGATGAATATGGTTTCGATCCTTACAACAAAGAGCAGAAAGAATCGAAGTTAAGCGAGGTTTACTCCATGCTTGATGATTATTTTGATTCTGATGAATCTGATATTCAGAAGTTGTTTGCTGATGTGCAAGGAGAGTTGCTTGAAAATGGTTTTTTAGCGAAGCTCCTGAAACAGGAGCAGGAGAAGAACCCCAAGAAAGCGGAGAAGAAGTCAGAGAACTAACATGGGAAATATACTGTAAAGAAGTACGACCTATGTGGCTTTTATACACAAAAGGGTACGGATTTGCAGTGAAAGATATAGATTCTTCCTGCCCTGCGGATTTAGAACCTTATGCAGAAGCATACAAGTTAGAAATGAAGCAGAGAGACACAGAGATGTGGTCTTGGTTTGGAAATTATGGTATATCTGCATTTGGTGTAGCAATAGACAATTGCTTTAGTAAAAATGCAAAGTCAGAGTATATCAAAAATCCGATCATGAAAGAAAGAAAAAAAGAACCGGCTTATAAGGAATCTAATGAAGAAATTGCAATATGGGAAATGAAACAAAGAATTAAAGCATTAAGAGAACAAGGATTACCGGAAAGTCCGGATTAAGGAGAAACAAACATGAGTTTAATCGGAATTGATGTGTCCTCATATCAGGGGACGATTAACTGGTGGGCGGTAAAACAGAACGGTATTGATTTTGCTATTTTGAAAATCATCCGCAAGGATTTGAACCCGGACAAGAAGTTTGAAGAGAACTGGAAAGGTTGCCAAGAGAACAATGTCCATGTGCACGGAGTATATGAATACGGATATATTACAACGGTTGCAAAATCACGATCTGATGCAAGAAGAGTGCTTACTATTCTTAATGGCAGAAAAGTGACAGTATATCTTGATGTTGAAGATGCCGTTATGAAAGGTCTTGGCAAAAATATTATTTCCATTATCAATGCTTACGGCAAGGTTATTACTGATGCAGGATTGCAGTTCGGTGTGTACACTGGGGAAAGTTTTTACAAGACATACATTAAGCCTTATGGCGGTGTGAGTTATCCCATGTGGATCGCACGGTACGGCAAGAATAACGGCAAGTGTAATGTGAAGTATCAACCGCAAGTACCGAACATGGTAGGCTGGCAGTATACTTCTAAAGGTCGTGTAGGCGGCATTGTAGGCAATGTAGACATGAATGTATGGTACAAGGAGTTAGATGCCGTATATGAGGATTCTACAAGCTATAGAAACCCTTATACAGAGCCGGAAAGACTTCTTTATTACAAGCGTCTGGCAATGATGAAGGGAAATGATGTCAAGTGGGTGCAGTACGAACTTGTAAGGAAAGGCTTTATGCCGTCTGTAAATGCGAAAGGTAAGACGAACATTGACGGATATTTTGGAAAAACCACTTCTGATGCAGTAAAAGCATTCCAAAAGAGTGTTGGAATCACTGTAGATGGAAAAGTCGGTGCGGTTACAAGGGCATATCTCAAAAAGTAATTTTAGGAGCGGTAGGTGTCACAGCTTACCGCTCTTTTTCTTGGAAGTGGCAGACACTTCCTTTTTTTATTGCGGTAAAGGCGGTGCGGTATGGCAGATATTGATATTGATGATCTTCAAATAAAAATAAGTGCGGATGCGAACAAAGCCAGTAGTGCACTGAACAAACTTGCATCGAGCCTTACGAATTTTCAGAGAAGCTTGTCTATTGATACATCCAAACTGACAAGCATTTCTAATAGCATACAGAGTATCGCAAATGCCGCCAGTTCCATGAATACGAGCGGTATTAAGAATATCTCCACATTGACAAATTCCATTAACAGAATGGGGAAAATAGATACAAGCGGATTAAGCAGGATTTCTTCTGCGCTGAAGACTTTTTCTGCTGACATGGCAGGAACAAAAGTAGATGGAGTAGGGGATATTGCAAGTATTGCATCTTCTATCTCAAAACTTGGCGGTGTGGCATCCGGTAGAGCAATTACGAACATTCCTTTACTGGCAAAGAATTTGAAACAGTTATTCACCACTTTGTCTACCGCACCGAACGTAAGTGAGAACATTATCCGCATGACAAATGCACTGGCAGGACTGGCATCTACTGGTGCGGCATCCGGCAGAGCCGCAAACTCTTTAGGACGGAATCTGAACACCTATACGGCAAGCGCAAAAAGAGCCACGAAGAGCACATTCAGTCTTGCAGCGGCTTTCGGCAGATTCTACGCAACCTATTTCCTTGTGATTCGTGGAATTAAAAGTCTGTGGAAGTCCATAGAGGGAACCACGGACTATATCGAAGCATTCAACTACTACACGGTAGCATTCAATAAAGTCGGCAAGGAATGGGGCAAGGATTTTGAAAAATTCGGTTACGACAACGCAGAGGATTATGCGCAGAGTTTTGGAAACCGTGTAAATGAACTGCTTGGTAAAATGTCCGGTCTGAAAGTAGATGTAGACGGTGGATTGATTTCTGAAAGCGGAATGAAGAACCTGGGACTGAATTTACAGGAGATAACGCAGTACGCTTCACAACTTGCATCCATTACCAACTCTTTAGGGCAGACCGGAGAAGTCACTACGGCAATTTCAAAGTCCATGACAATGCTTGCCGGTGATATGTCATCTCTTTTTAACGTGGATTTCAGTACAGTTGCGACTAATTTACAGTCCGGTTTGATTGGTCAGTCAAGAGCACTGTATAAGTATGGTATTGATATTACGAATGCCACATTACAGACCTATGCTTACAAATACGGCATTGAAAAGGCTGTATCTGAAATGTCACAGGCAGAGAAACAGCAGTTGCGTTTTCTGGCAATATTAGACCAGTCAAGGGTATCTTGGGGAGATTTGGCAAATACAATCAATACTCCCAACAACATGATCCGTCAGTTTACCAACAACGTAAAAGAAGCCGGTATGGTACTGGGGCAGTTGTTTATTCCGGTATTGCAGAAAGTGCTTCCTGTTATTAACGGTGTAGTAATTGCAATTAAGAGACTCCTTGTCAGTTTGGCAAATTTACTGGGAATCAGAATTGACTTTTCGTCATTCAATCAAAATGTATCCGGATACAATGAGGATTTGGAAGATACGGCAGACGCACTGGATAAAGTGGGAACAAGCGCAAAAAATGCTCAAAGCGGAATCAGAGCATTTGATAAATTGAAAGTTATTTCCATACCAAAATCCAGTGGTTCCGGAAGTGGCGCTGGTGGAGCAGGAATTGACCTTACAAAAGAAATCATGGATGCTACTTCAGAGTACGAAAAAGTATGGCAGGAAGCATTCGACAAGATGCAGAACACAGCTATGGAATGGGCTGATAAGATAGAAAAACTTCTTGAACCTGTGAAAAAGCTGTTCAAAGATTTGTTTAATGGTGATTTCTTTGAAGCAGGACAAGATTTGTCCGGCATTGTAACAGGGATATTTAATTGGATGTCCGATGCTATTGCATCTGTAGACTGGTATCAGATAGGGCAAAACATAGGACAGTTCCTTGCCGGTATTGACTGGACTGCAATCTTTACATCTGCCGGAAACTTTATAGGACAAGCAATTACAGCGGCAATCGACCTGTGGAAAGGAAGTTTCGATGCAGCACCGATCGAAACTACGATTCTGACAGCAATAGGCCTTTTGAAATTCACTGGTTTGGGAGATATATTATGGAAAGCAATCAAAGATTCTATTGTCTTGTCAATGGGCGGTAAGGCAGGAGCAGGAATCGGAGAAACAATTCTCGGAAGTCTATTAGGAACTGGAGCGGCAACAGGAGCAGAGGGAGCCGCAGCGGCAGGAGCAACCGGATTGTTTGGTGGTATTAGTGCAGGAGCAGTAGCGGCAACAGCGGCTATCACAGCGGTTGTAGCAGGACTTGCGCTTGTATATGCGACAAACGAGGATGTTAGAAAGAGTTTCAAGGAATCAATTTCAGCCATTGCGGATAACCTCACTCCTGCAATGGAGTTTTTGACAACAACAGTTATACCGGATTTACAGAATGCATGGACAGGGCTTGTAGATGTACTTACTCCGATAGGAGAATTTTTAACAACTTCATTCACAAGTATATGGCAAGATATGCTAAATCCTGCATTACAATATATCGGTGAAAATGTTCTTCCTAAATTACAGACAGCTTTTGAAAATCTGTGGAATGGAGTACTTGTTCCACTTGGAACATTCCTTGGAAATGTTTTGAAGCCTGTGATTCAGATTGTTGCTGATATACTTACGGTACTTTGGAAAAACGTAGTAGTGCCTTTAGCAGATGCATTAGGAAGTGTTCTGGGAGCGGCTTTTGATGCGATAGTTGATACTATGAATTTTGTTGTAGAACAAGCAAAGCCAGTAATAGAAGTATTTAATTTCTTATGGGATAATGTATTATCTCCTATAGTCACTCATTTATGGGAAGATTTAAAGCCTGCTTTTGAAACTGTATTCAATGCAATAGGAGATATTATCAAAAATCTTGGAACAAAATTAAAAGGATTAATAAATTTTGTTTCAGGTGTGTTCACTGGAGACTGGAGAAAAGCTTGGGACGGAATAAAAGATATTTTCAAAGGAACATTTAACAACCTTGTATCCATAGCAGAGGGATGCGTAAATCTGATTATTGATGGAATAAACGCTTTTATTGATGGTTTTGGTCTGATTAGTGGCATATCTGAAGCTATAGGAATAAGTTTCAAGCCAGTGCAAATACCTAAAATAAGTATTCCTCGATTTGATACCGGTGGTTACGTTCCGAGCCGATACACAATGTTTATGGCAGGAGAGAACGGTGTTCCGGAGATTGCCGGGACAGTAGGCGGCAAGACAGCGGTTGCCGGTGGAGTTGAAATCACTGGAATCAAAGATGCCATCAATTCCACGGCACAACAGGAAATTGCACTTCTGAAACAAAATAATCAGTTACTGCAAGGAATCCTTGAAAAAGAGTTTGGAATAACAACCGATCAAATTGGAATTGCAGCAAGACAATACGGTCAAGAGCAATTTAACCAAAAACACAAGAACGTATATGTATTTTAACACAGACAGCACTCTGAATGGGTGCTGTCTATTTTTATGCAATAAGGCGGTGAGTGTATGTCAGCATATCAAGGATGGCTTTTAAAAATTGGAGATTACGTTATTGACCAGTCAAGATTTATAGCCGCTGAAAGTTATCAGCCGGCTGTAAATATGCAGGATGTAGACCCGTGGACTGATGCAAATGGATACGTACATAGAAATGCTGTGGAGCTAAAAGCATTAAGTGTTGATTTTTCCACGCCTGCGATGCTGACGGATGACGATTTGCAAGAGTTACTGTCCGGGATACGAAGCAACTTTATTGATGCAACGGAACAAGGATGTAATATCACGGCATACATTCCATTTTTAGGTCAATATGTCACACAATATGGATATATGGCTGATATAAAACCTACAATCTACGGAACTTATGACGGAGAGATTAAATACAATCAGATAGAATTTTCATTTGTCGGAGGTGTAGCGAATGAGTAACTATACCTATGCGGATTTGTTTGATAAAAGTGCATCCAAAAAGGAAATCACGATTGAAACAGAGGACAAGTCTGTAAAAATCACCAACAGCGAAATACATTTTGAACAGTTTGAATTAAAAGAAATCCTATGTGATGATGATTACCTTACATTTGGACAGTGCAATGCATCACAGTTAAAATTCAAAATTTCCAACGTGTTCACAAGCATTATTGGGAAACAGATAAATGTTTCTGCTGTGATTAATGGACATACTGACACACCATTTATTTTCGGCAAATACCGTGTCGTTTCAGATAAACCAACAGATGATAAGCGTTACAGAAATGTGACGGCATATGACGTTATATACGATATTGGAGAATCAGAAGTATCTTCCTGGTATAACGGGTTGAAATTTCCTCTGACCTTAAAGCAGTTCAGAGACAGTTTTTTTTCATATTTTGGTGTTGAGCAAGTAGCAATCACATTACCTAATGACAGCATGGAAGTGGCAGAAACAATCAAACCAAGTGAGTTGTCTGGCCAGACGGTCATGGAAGCAATCTGCTCAATAAATGGATGCTTTGGCCACATTAACCATGATGGAAAATTTGAATATGTTTTCCTTAAAGAAATAATATCTGGTTTATATCCACAGAAAGGATTATATCCACAGAAAGGATTATACCCTAGAAAAGGTTCTGAAAAAGAAAAGGTTACTGGTGGAAAATACAAATCAGTTAAATATGAAGATTTTGTTTGCCAAAAAGTTACAAAAGTTCAGATAAGACAATCAGAAAATGATATTGGTGCAGTTTACCCAGATACAGAGATTACCGAGAACGACAACAGTTATATTTTGCAAGATAATTTCCTTGTTTATGGAATGGGTGCAGATGCCCTAGAAACGGTTGCAAGAAATCTGTATGAGGTTATTAAAGTTGTAAAATATAGACCTTATAACTGTGAAAAAATAGGAAATCCTTGTTTGAGCCTTGGAGAAGCAGTCAATGTATATACGGCTAAAGAAATCATAGAAAGCTATGTGTTGAGCAGAACATACAAAGGAATCCAACAACCGACAGACACCATATCAGCAAGCGGAAAATCTCCAAAGTACAGTGAACAGGTAAATGGAATTAACAAAAGTATAATTCAACTCCGTGGAAAAACAAATGAGTTAGAACGTACTGTTGAGGAAACACGATCTGAGATCAAGGATGTTGAAAGTGGACTGGATACAAAAATTACACAGACAGCAGGGAAGATTGAACTTGAAGCAAAAAGGGCAATAGATGCAGAAGTAGAATTGGCGGCGGCAATCTCAGTTCAAGCAGACCAAATCAAGTTGAAAGTTTCAAAAGGTGATGTCAGTTCGCAGTTGAGCATTGAGAGCGGACAGGTAAGTATTTCTGGAAACCGTTTTGTATTGGAAGCAGATAACTGTAGCATATCAGCAGATGGAACTATAACAGCTAAAAACGCAGTAATGACTGGTAGTTTTAAGTCTATAGGGGAAGACGGAAGTTACACAGAAGTATCATCAGGTGAAATTAAATTTTATAACGAACTATTGCAAAGCACAGGATCTATAAAAGGATTGGGACAATATCTTACTATTGATGCTTCAATGGTAAGTGTAAGCGGAATTTTAGTGGTAGGAAATGGAGCAACATATGATTCACAATATGTAAAAAACATATCAACAACTTCTCAAATATTAGGCAGTAAGACAGTACTGACAAGTGCCACATTAAGTGTCACAAAAAATTATATAAATGAAACCGTATCAGATGTATCTTTGGTAACACAAACAGCCAATGTTGCTGATTATCCTGGACATAATGTTAATTTTATTACAGGAGTTTCATCACTTGGAGGTTTGCTCACTGCAACATCTGGAATTGTCACACTTATGACGTAGGAGATTTATTATGGTAAAAAAAATATTTATTCTTCAAACGATTATTGGAAAAACAATGAAAGAAGTAATGGAAGAAAGGCAAGAAATTCAGCAATATATAGCTTTTACCATTGGAATTTCCACGTTTACGGAAATCAATGCCACATTTTTTAGCACGGAAGATGGAGATGGTTTTGAAGAGTTTATGAAGCAACTTATTGACATGTCGGATACAGTGGTTGCACAGAGCGGATATGAGGTATCTGAACTGTGCAAAAATCTGTATGCATATGCAGAAGAGCAAGGAAAAGAAATCTATGTAAGGGAGAATTGATATGGCAGCAAACTTTGAGATTAAGAAATTAAAAAGCAACCTTGTGACAGTATTAAATCAAACACCGTTGCCTATCGAGGTGAAAAGGCTTGTACTGTATGAAGTGTATTCGGAGACTAAACAGTTATCAGATATGCAGATTATGAAAGAGGAAAGCGAGGTATCTGCAGATGGCGTTGAATAAGGTTTATACCAGAATTAACTGGGAAGATTACCCCAGTGAAAACACAGACATTGATGAAATAAATCTTAATAAAATGGATTCTGCCATTGATGCGTTGGACAACCGTATCATATCACAGGATGCTTTAAAAGTAGACAAGTCTGCAATAAACGGAAACATTGCAGACTGGACTATGGATGAAACAACCGGTGTTATTACTATTACAAAATACAACGGTGAAAAGATTATTTTTGACCTTAATATTGAAAAAATACCTGTTGGCTTTTCCATGTCTGATGACGGAATCATTACCATGACTACAGAAGATGGAACACAGTTTACAGCTGATATTGGTTCTATGATTCCGGTATTAACATTTGAAGATTCTGCAACCATAGCTGTATCCGTGACTGGTACTGGAAAGAATAAGACTTATTCTTTTTCGATAAAAACAGGATCAGTAACAGATGATATGCTTCAGCCTAATTATTTAGCAGATATTAGAGTAGAATCCGCAAATGCATCTGCTTATGCGCAATCCGCAAATGCAAAATCTGTATTGGCTGAATCTTATGCCGTAGGTGGAACCGGAACAAGAGAAGGAGAAGATACCGATAATGCAAAGTATTATATGGAACAAGCAAAACAGCAAACAGGAGGAATACCTACAAAAGTCAGCGAATTAGAAAATGATGTTGGATACATTACAAAATCAGTTTCTAATTTGACAAATTACTATGACAAAACCGATGTTGATAAAAAAATAGATGAAATTCCAAAAACAGATTTGACAAACTATTTGACCAAAACTGGTGATGGTAGTAATTTGACTGCGGCGTTTGAAGAAGCAACAACTTTAGATGAATTAACGACAGGAGAAAAGTTATCATCTATTTTGGGAAAAATTAAACTGGCTGTAAAAAACATTAAATCACTTATAAGCCTTATCGGAACTACCGATATTTCGACTATTGGTGACGGTACTATCACTGGGGGATTAAATGATGTAAATGGAAAGTTAAGCACCGCAACTGAAGCAATAGTTCATGATAATATCACTGGCATATTTACATATACCAAAATCGGACATATGTGCATTGGATGTGGTACATTAACCACCACAAATGATATAGATGCATACTCCGCTATAGTTGCCGAGTTGCCAAAAACATATACGGGTGATCCTTATCCTGGTGCCTTTGTTGCAGAAGATAATACTTATAATGATTTTTATATCAATGGTTCAGCAATCGTAAACCGTAAGCCAGTATCAAAAGGGCATATATTGAGGCTATCATGTGTCTATATGTGTAAATAATTAGGTTGGTCTGGATTAGTGGTAAAATGTTAAGTCATTATATCCCATATTTAATCAATAAAATATGCAAGTTCCCCGTGAATTTTATATTCACTATTATTACCAAGATCTCCGCTTCTATTTGTGTCAGGAACATAGTACATAACATATCTATGTCCGTCTGGTTCTAGCATTACAAAACCTAAATGATAGGATGCACCTACTAATAATACAGTATTTCTTTCGTTTATCACATTTGGTTGTGGAAGACATTTTTCAGGTATATTAGCTTTTTTCCAGTCTAAACATATACATCCTGTAAATGAGATTATTATATGTTTGCCACATCTTTTTAAAATGCAGTTTTCTGCAAGAGTCACCACTTCAATTGTATCTAACTTGCCATTTACAGAAGCAGTCATAAAAAATATTTGCGAAATAACAACAAAAAAGAGCATGGTGTAAAAGCCATGCTCTTAATCTATTTATCTGATTCCCCAGTCACCGTCATTGTTGACGAAACCAACCACATATCCTATCATGTCATCAATTATGTGTTCCGGAAGTATACTGTTCGGAGACATGAGCGAAACATATCTCCATTTTCTAACGCCATATTCTATTATATGGGTTTTTACGGCAATTTGTATCCCACCATTACTTGTTACAATACATCGTTCACCGTCTTGTGGTTCCCGATCCGCTGCAAGGAGAACAATTTCCCCAGGCAGATAAAACGGCATATAGTAGTCACAGGGAATTTTCAAACCGATATAAGTCTTGGATTTTATATCTTCCGGTAATTTGTCTATGCAAATAGGTTCTACAGCGTTTGTGGTGGCTATAATTCCATTCACAAGTTGCGGTTTAAGGACAGAAATATACTTGTGTGATTTTTCAAGACTGGAATAGATTTTATCTTGGTGACGGATGGAGTAGCGGATAAGGTACAGAGAGTGTTCCGGCAGACTGCGGCATATCTTGACAGATTCCAACATCTTATCTTCCATAGTACCACAGCCTACCAACTCATCTACGCTGATTCCAAAGGCTCTAGCAAGCGCAACAGCGGTCGATAGCTTTGTGTCGTTAGAATTACCGTATAGTAGTGAATTAAGCGTAGAATAAGGCAAATTAGCTTCATCTGCAAGCTTGTAAACCGTCATGTCCGGTTCATTGAGAAATTCATGGAGATTCCCACGAAAACTTAACATATAATTAGTACGGTTGACTGATAGATGTGTCGAAATTTTTTTGATTCGGTCTTTTTTCATCATGTTTTTTGTCCCCCTTTCACATGATACACTTGTAACATCCCTTGAAACAAGGGACTTCAAGTTCTGGCGAGGGCGGTGTTTATTGGCGTTTTCACCGTCCTCTTTTTGTTGATATTTTACAACAATAAAAAACGTGCGTCAAATATATTGATTGTTAAGAACGTATGTTCTATAATGTAATGTATCGCTACTTTAGATTCTGCGGAGAATTAAGGGGAGAGGGGTGTGGTTACGATGAATGAAAGCAATGAATTTTACAGAGAGAAAATTGCAAGGATACTATCTGGAATAGAAGACAATGACATATTGAAATATGTCTATGTCATTGTCTCTGATATAGAGGGGGAAAAATGAAAAATCGAAAAAAAATAAATTGGGCGTTAATAATTTTGATTTACTTTTTAGGATTATTAACAAATTATTTCTTAAGATAGACCTAATATTTTCTTTAAATATTCTGTAAATATTGGAGAGCATAATCCCATAAAGTACACTAAAACGTAAACAAGTTTTGGACCTATATAATCAATAATTTTTTTTAAAGGACTTATGTAATTATGCTCTTTACTTTTTACTATATGTATGTCTTCTAATGAATTTATTTTTATATATTTCATTTCTTCTAGTTCATTTATGTAATCAATAAAATCATCTATGGCAGAATCACCATAATCTTTTGAAATCCTACCTAATACAACATTGTTGTCTTTATTTTTTATTGATATTAAATAGCCAAAAAAATCATTAGAATCTTTTATTTTTCTCTTCATTCCGCACCTCCGATTATCATTTTAAATGCGGAAAATGCAGTACTTCTTTTTTGCTCAGAAAGATTGTAGTACTTAATCAATAAATCTTCCATATTGGGATCGTTTCTTAAAAAATAAACTAATCTAGCGTATTTTTCGGAATATTTTTTTCCGTCTTCTTTACCAGTCAGCAAAAATTCAATAGAAACTCCTAAAAAATTCGCAATTACTTCTATACGGTCATCCGGTATAACTCCCTTTTTTAAACTTCTTATATATCCATTACCAAATCCGCAAGAAGTCTCTAATTTAGAAATTGCTATTCCCCTTTCTTTACATATAGATTTTACTCTTTCTACCGTGGTCATAGTGTCCTCCTAAAACTTAGATGATACTCTAAAAATATGCTTGACAAAATAGAGAACACTCTATATAATAAATTTAGGATTTAGAGGAAAGCCTAAATTTAAAAATGTTCTCTGTGGTTTCTTGGCAGTTACTATATTAGAACATTCTCTAAATTTTGTCAAGTTTTTCTCTAAATTCCTAAATCAAGAGAAAGGGAGTGATAGATTGAATTGTTACGACAGAATCAAGGAAATTTGTGATAAGAAAGGAACAAATATTTATCAAGTGGAGCAGAAAGCCGGATTGAGCAATGGAATTATCCGAAAGTGGAATGAATCTGCTCCGCAAGTTGACAATTTAAAGGCTGTTGCAAAAGTCCTTGGAGTAAAAGTAGACGAGTTACTGGAATAGGGAGGTAAAAACATGGAAAAACAGAGATATGTGGTATTAGACAAAAATGGTAAAGCAAATATAGTTCAGAAAGCTGATTCACGTTTTGTTGGAATTGACGAGATGGCACAGCACATTGCGTTTGACATTATCGAAGATTACAAAAGCATTATAGATGGCGATAAGAAAATCGAAGAAACAAATATTGATTTGTCTATCAAAGTCCTTACCGCCATTTCGCCTTTTAGGAACGGCTCTGGATATGGAAAGGATTGTTAGTTGCCGCTGCTATTGCTAATTGTGGTTTTTCTTCCGGTAAAGACATGATGATTTCTGAATAGTATTGGTCGTACAGGTTCTTAAAATCATCAAAACTTCCGGTATATCCACAGATTTTAGCAATAGCGTAAGCGGATGCGTATTCTTTAGAATCCAAATTATTTCACCTCCTTATTAAAAAAGATAAGGAGAGTATACCACAAAAAGGAAGTGAATTGAATGAGTGAAAAAGAGAAAAAAATCGTTGAGAAGTTAAAGAGAGCCATTCCGAATATGTCCGATTTCGACAAGGGATATATTCTCGGCAAGACAGAGAAGATGGCAGAGGAATCTGCCGAGAGAGGTGATAAGAGTGAAAGCATCAAAAATTGAGATTCACCAGTGTGACGGTGAAGAGGGAGTTTTTACGGAAGTCCTCATTGACGGTCACAAAATCAACGGTGTGAGAAGCTTCACACTAAAACAAGGGGTTGGGGATGACGTGCCTACTCTGACACTTGACCTTAATGCACTTAATCTTGCAACGGATATGAAAGTGTTGCGGATTATGCAGGAGGGGTTAGGAGAAATCGAAAGCATTAACTTCAAAAAAGAATAGGCTCCCATATTTCAGAGAGGAGAAATAAAATGCAAAGTCAGTTTGAGAGAGAACTTCTCAAAACCTTAAAGAGCATTGACGGCACTCTGAAAAGAATTGAGAAGTCCATGAATGATGAAGAGAAACAACATACGAGCATTTGTAATGCAGTTTCTCATGCAATGAAAGGAGAACATGAATGAAAAAATGGACTTACCGCCAGAAGAGAGATCTTCTTGACAAATTAGAACCTTGGATCACTGCATTGGTTCAACTCATAAGTGCATTGGCTGGGGCGGCTGTCGGAATAGCTATCTGCTACTTTTTCTAGGTGGTATGTGGCAGTTGCAGTTATTAAAGCTACAACAAACGGTATGAGTATATTTCTCAAAAATGAGAGAAACAAATGTTCTTTGTAGAATCTTCCTTTTGAAGAAAAAGTAAATGTGAACATTTCACGATTTATGGATGAACTAACTATGGTGAAATATCCCTTTTCCTTTAAGGACAAAAATGCTTGGTAAACATCTTCACCATTGTAATTCCCTATTTCAGACAATGAAATGGAACATTCAGAAGATTTTACAGTTTTCCTAAGTACTTTTCTTTCGATTTTGAGAAGCATATGAAACCTCCAGTTTTTTAGAACATTATACCACAGAAAGGAGAACAATGAACGAATTAGAGCAGAAAACAATATCTTCCGTGGAAGTAGCGGAAATGGTAGGAAAACAGCATAACGATTTGCTTAAAGATATCAGAAGATACTATGAGCAATTAGGACAGGGGAATATTTCCCAGTCCGATTTCTTTACAGAAAGTACCTATCAAAACAGCCAAAACAAGACACAGCCTTGCTACATGGTAACGAAGAAAGGTTGCGAGTTCATAGCACATAAGATGACCGGAGTTAGGGGAACAGAATTTACGGCAAAGTACATTGACCGTTTCCACGAAATGGAAGATTCCATTAAGGCACATATCCCTACTGGACAGGAATTGATTGCGCTTGCAGTTGTCGAAGCACAGAGGATGCTTGCGCAGAAAGAGGAAGAGGTTAAGCAGTTGCAGACCACAGTGCAACAGATGGATGCCGTGATCACCGATATGACACCAAAAGTTGACTATGTGGACAAGATTCTTTCATCTAACGACTGTATGACAGTCACACAGATTGCACAGGACTACGGAATGAGTGCGGTGAGGTTCAATTCAGTTTTAAGAACAGCCGGTATTCAGAGAAAAGTCGGTGACCAGTGGATATTGTATGCAGACTTCCAGGGCAAAGGTTATGTGAGAACAAAGACAAATGATTATGTTAAGCATGACGGAAGTACCGGTACAAAGCCACTTACCGTATGGACACAGAAAGGCAGAATGTTCTTGTATAACAAGCTGAAAGAGATTGGCATTGAACCTATCGAGGAGGAAAGCGCATGAGAACAACAATAAAGCTGTTTCTTCCTATTATAATAGCACTCTCAATCACATTTACATCTACGGCACAGCCAGCCGGCAGTTTTATCTCCGAGGAATCACAGGAATCATGTGTAAAGTACGGTGAGGAATACGGCATCTGCCCGGAAATGCTCATGGCAATGATCGAGAAAGAATCTTCCGGCAGACCGGATGTGGAAAGTGGCGGTTGCAAAGGTCTGATGCAGATTTCTGACAGATGGCATAAAGACCGCATGGAACGTTTGGGAGTGACGGATATTTACTCCGTGGACGGTAATATCCATGTGGGAGCCGACTACTTGTCGGAATTGTTTGAAAAGTACTGTGATGTAGGAATTGTACTTATGGTTTACCACGGAGAGAAGAACGCAGCTACAAAGACAGAATTAAGTGATTACGCAGACTGGATATTAACCAGGAGCGCAGAACTGGAAAGGATGAATGGAAAATGACGAACAGAGAGAAGTATGCGGAACAGATTATTGACATGGCACTTGATAGTATAGAGATAGCTGTGGACAAAGAAGGAAAGTTATGTGATTGCAATGTAATACGTTGTTCCGATTGTGCATGGAGTAGTAAAAGCAGATGCCGTGAAAGGTTCAAAGAATGGGCGAAACAGGAATATGTAGAGTCTACGGTTGACTGGTCGAAAGTGCCTGTGGACACGAAAGTGTACGTAAGAGATTCCGATAGTGACCCTTGGAAACCTAGATATTTTGCAAAATTTGAAGGTGGGAAAATATTTACATGGACTAATGGTGCTACTTCTTTTTCGGCTAACAACTTTGATGATGTAGTATGGTGGATTCAAGGAAAACTTGCGGAGGACACCGTATGAGTGCCAAAAAGCGGTTTACCGTCAAAGGGTGCATCGGAAAGATATTTTACAGTCCGAAAGAGTGGGAAGTTGACCGTGAAACAGCATTCTATTACAGAATTGTAAACCGCAATACCGGGAAGAAAAAATGGTTAGGAAAGGAGTATTTTTATGCAGAAAAGTCAGATTATCCCCATCGTCCGTGCGAATGAGATTCTGATTGCAAGACTGTTAGATGCAGGAATCTTGTATATCAGCGAAGAGGACAACATGATCCACGTAACAGAAGACTGAAAGCCGGAGGAGTGAGGAAATGGAAAGGAAGATAAGAAAAATCTTGGTAGAACTGGGGCTGAAACAGTACTTGCCGGGATTCCAGTACATCATCGAGGTCGAAACGCTGATGTTTGAGAATCGGAACAGAAGACTTTCTGAAATCTACCGGATTATCGGAGAGAAACACAGCACAAATGAAAAAAGTGTGTACCGGGCGATCAAGTGGGTTGTTGATAAGATGAACCCAAGCACAGAGCTATACAAGGAGATCAATGAGACAGACAAGCCGGTCTCAATCTATATGTTTGTTAATTCACTGTATTTATATCTTTGGGAGGATAGGAAAAATGAGGATTAAACACACCTTTTTGCAGAATTTCTGCAAATTCTATGGTTCTAACGTAGTGGACACTGATTTATACGACCGGACAGAGGTTTCCGGTGTAAATGAAACAGGTAAGTCCACGATCAAAAGAGCAATTCAGTATATTTTTGGATGCCGTGACGAGAACGGCAGAGAGATCACCGGAATCAGACCGCACGATAAGGACGGCAATGACATCGACGGAGATATTACCGCAGAAGTTACCGTGGAGATTGACGGTACAGACAAGGTTCTGAAAAAAGTATGCCGTCAGAACTTCAATAAGAAAGGAGAGTTTACCGGGAATGTCACGGATTACTATGTGAATGATATTCCCAAAAAGGCAGCAGATTTTGAAGCATTTTTGGAAGAGAGTGTCTGCGGAAAAGATAAGTTTTCACTTTGCATCAATGCTATGACACTTCTTCTGAAAGGTGGAACGGATCAGAGAGCAATTCTTGCTGATATGTTTGGTCAGCACAGTAATGATGACATTTGCAATCAGTTTCCGGAGTTTGAAGCATTAAGGGCTGTTCTGCAGGACGGCACTGTTGATGAACTGAAAAAGCGTTGCAATACGCAGTTGTACGGCACAAGGGGAAGAAATGGAACCAAGGGATTGCAGGATCTGTTAGATGAAATTCCTAGCCGTATTGACGAGGTGAGCCGTCAGAGAGTAGATATTGACCTTGCGGATCTGGAACTGAAAAAGAAAGCTTTACTGGATAAGCTGTCAGAGAACATTAAGCAGCAGACAGATACGCAGAACAGTATGAAGTCCTACGATAAGCTTTCTGATGGAATTATTGAGTTAAAAGGTCAGTTGAGTGCATTACAGCAGAAAGCAAATGAAAAACTGGATGCGGACAGAAGAGATAAGCGCACAACACTGAATCAGATTCAGAATGAGCATCAGAAAGAGTTGCTTAAGGCAGATACCATTCGTGAAGAGATCTCTGCACTGGAAAAGCGCATTGCACAGTATGAACAGAAGAGACAGGAATTGAAGAAGAGTTGGGATTTGAATAAAAGCCTTAAATTTGATGAAAACTCTTTGATCTGTTCTTATTGCGGACAGGAATACCCGGAAGAGAAGAAAGAGCAGTTAAGAACGGAGTTTGATGCACGCAAGGCACATGAACTGGAACTGATTACCAAAGAGGGTTCTTCCTGTGCTGACCATATCAAAGCGGATCAGGCAGAACTGGAACATAAGCGTGAGGAACTGAAAAAGACCGAGGATGAAGTGGAGCGGTTGGAAAAAGAGATTGCCATTGCTGATAATGCCTTAAATTCCATTCCGGCAAGCGTGGATATTTCCAACACAGAAGAATACAAAGCTATCCAGTCACAGATTGCAGAGAAAGAAGCTGCCATGAACAAATTCACTGCCATGAATCTTCTCAGAATCCAGTTAAAAGGTGATGAAGAGCAGATTCGAAATGATATTTCTGCGGTTGATAAGTCTTTGGCAAGCGTAAGCATTAACGAGAGTGTGGATAAGCGTATTGTAGAACTGGAACAGGAGCGAAAGAACATTGCACAGAAGATTACGGATGTGCAGTCACAGCTTGACCTGTTAAAGAAATTCAGCCGGAAGAAGAACGAACTGTTGGAAGCTGATGTGAACAAGTATCTTTCTTTCTGCACAGTTCGTATGTTCAGACCTCTTGTGAATGGTGACACGGAAGAATGCTGTGACTTTACATACCGTGGAGAGCCTTACAGCCGTAACATGAACCACGGAGCAAGGATTCTGACGGAGATTGACATTTGCAATGCGTTTCAGAAGCGGTGCGGTGTGGAATTGCCTATCATGGTTGACGATACCGAAAGCCTTGACCCTTGGAAGATTCCTGATGTTGACAGTCAGTTGATTATGTTCCGAAGAAGTGATGATGCGGTTTTGAAAGTGGAGGAAGTGAAAAATGGAAAAAGTAATTAAGAGTTACAAAGGGTTCAACAAGGACATGACTTGCCGTGGATTTCAGTACGAAGAAGGCAAGGAGTACGAAGAGGAGACAGCAGATGCCTGCCACAGCGGATTCCATGCTTGTGAATATCCTCTGGATTGCCTTGGTTATTATTCTCCGAACGAATCTGTTTACCATGAAGTGGAGCAGAACGGTGAATTTGACAGAGGTGAAGATGATTCCAAGGTTGCATCCACAAAAATAAAGATTGGTGCGAGATTGGATATTTCTGGACTGGTAAAGGCGGCCATTGATTTTACTATGAGTAGAGTTAAAAAAGAAGCTGAAAGTGATGAAGACTACGGTGCATCCTCTGCCACAGGTAACTGCGGTGCATCCTCTGCCACAGGTGACTACGGTGCATCCTCTGCCACAGGTAACTGCGGTGCATCCTCTGCCACAGGTAACTACGGTGCATCCTCTGCCACAGGTAACTGCGGTGCATCCTCTGCCACAGGT